ATGACACAGGCTTTGATTTTCAACGAAATCACCCTGTCCCCTGTCACCTATCAAAATAGCCTTTGGATTCGGGCTACCGAACTCGCCCGCGCTTTGGGATATTCCGATACTCGGAAGATTACCCACCTGTATGAGCGCAATGCTGACGAGTTCACACCGGAGATGACGCAAGTCATTGAAATAGCCGACGTGCCCGAAATGGGCACCTTGGAAAACCTCAGGCGCAAGGCCCGCATCTTCTCCCTTCGCGGCTGCCATCTCGTGGCCATGTTCGCCCGCACGCCGGTAGCCAAGGCTTTCCGCCGCTGGGTGCTGGACGTGCTGGACAAGCTCGACGCCGAACAGCACGCCGCCTCTTCCTCCCCCGACGACTTCACCAGCCCCCTGTCCCTCACGCCGTCCACCACCGAAGACCGCAAGCCCCTGCGGGCGCTGGTGGGCTCGTGGGCGCAGGTCTCCGGCCTGCCCTTCGCCGCCTGCTGGAACCAGCTCAAGGCCGCCTTCAACCTCGCCAACATCAAGGAGCTGCCGCAGGAGTGGATACCGGATGCGTTGGCGTGGGTGCAGGCCAAGATCGACGCGCTGCCCAAGGCCCTGCCGCTGCAGCCGGAGCGCCTGCCCCTGTACCGCAACGGCTGCTTCTACCCGCCGCACCGCGACCGGAGCCACGTCCCCGGCCCGCAGGAGGCCGCGCTGCTGGAGCTGTGGCAGGACTGGACACGGCGCGAAGCCGGCCTCCGGCAAGAGTTCATGGCCATGCTGCGGGAACTGGACTCCCGCCGCGGCGACCTGTTCAGCTACGCCGTGTCCGACCTGGGCCGCAATGCGGATACCATGTTCAGCCCGCAGTGCCTGCTGGACAGCCTGTTCCAGAGCCGCACGGAAGCCGAGCAACGCTTCCGCCAGGCCCTGGAGGACGCCAGCCTGCACTTGCGCCTGAGCCTTAACATGGCCGTGGCGCTGGGAAGGTAGGATCATCACACACCGCGAACATGAAGAAAGGCCGTCCTTTGGGCGGCCTCTTATAGAAATGCCCAAAAGATTGACAATCCCCTTCAAAAATGTAAATTAAAAATTTGTTAAAATGGGGTTATTTTACTCAATTTTATCTCTCCGGCAGGATATCAAAAAGCTGCTCTACTTTTGTAATGAGCTATATTAAGGATCTGGCAGAATGAAAGATAAAATTATAAATAAAAGTAGGGCAAGTAGTAGACAAAAAATATATGCCATCGATCTATTCTGTGGAGCGGGAGGGCTTACACATGGACTTATCAGATCTGGCATTAATGTATGTTTGGGGGTAGATATTGATCCTGAATGCCAGTTCCCTTATACATCAAATAATAATGCACAATTTTTATTAAAATCTGTGGAAAACATAAAAGCTCAAGATTTGTTATGCCATTATAAAAAAAAGGGAATTAGACTCTTGGCAGGCTGTGCACCATGTCAGACATTTTCTACATATAATTTAAAAGCAACGGATTCAGACGATCGCTGGTGGCTTTTGCGGCAGTTTTCCAGACTTATTAATGAGTTATCTCCAGAACTCGTAACTATGGAAAATGTCCCTCGTTTGATTGATCAAAATGTTTTCATTGAGTTCTTAACTAACCTCAAAAGTAAAGGATACTTTATTACATATCAGATAATCAACTGTGCTGAATATGGCATTCCGCAACAACGCCATAGACTAGTATTGTTGGCGTCAACACTTGGGCCGATTTCACTTTTAACTCCAGAACAGTTTGGTAAAGGGAAAAAAACTGTCAGAGAAGCTATTGGGAGCCTCCCTCCCCTCAAGGCCGGGATGAGTCATCCCCAAGATCCTTTACATCAAAGCTCCGCTCTTTCTGAGATCAATATGCGCCGTATAAAGGCATCCCGCCCTGGAGGCTCTTGGCGCGACTGGCCCAAGGATCTGGTAGCCCTATGCCATAGAAAATCTTCAGGACGGACATATGCCAGCGTCTACGGCCGTATGACTTGGGACGATCCCGCTCCAACGATGACAACTCAATTTTACGGTTTTGGCAATGGTCGCTTTGGCCACCCTGAGCAGGATAGAGCCCTTTCTCTTAGAGAAGGAGCCATTCTACAAAGCTTTCCGGCCGATTATAAATTTGTCCGTCCAGGGGAAAAAGTCTGCCAGAAATCTATAGGCAGACTCATTGGCAATGCAGTTCCCGTCATTCTTGGAGAGGTAATAGGTATCAGCCTGCAATCACATCTTGCGAAACTATCTAACAAGGCACAATAGCTAGCGTCCCTTCAGAATCCTCACACCGACGATGTTCCAAAAGCAGTATGTGAAACAAAAAATTGTTCACAATAGCAGGTAGCGTATGGAAGATAATATTGGATACAAGATGACTGTAGATTTAAATGTTCTTGATCATCTTGGAATCAATCTTTATAGCAATATTGCTGCTGTATTAACAGAAGCTGTCGCCAATGCTTGGGATGCCGACGCAGAAAATGTTAATATTACCATAGACTTAAACGAGAAATTCATAAGCATCAAAGATGACGGGATTGGGATGTCAATTGATGATATGAACAACAAATATCTTCGTGTTGGCTATCGCCGCCGGGCTGAAGATCAAGAAACTGGTAGCAGAACCGCCAAAGGGCGTCCAGTCATGGGCAGGAAAGGCCTCGGAAAATTATCCCTGTTTTCCATCGCTGATACAATCGAAGTCCATTCTGCAAAAAATGGAGTTCCCCATGGCTTGAGAATGACGACTCAAGGAATTCATGAATCTGTCAGAAAAGGAGAAAAATTTTATAGTCCAGAAAAATTGCCGCTCGAAGAAATTGAAATTCACAGCGGCACTATTATTCTCTTAAAAGATCTCAAACGCCAGCGTCTCGGACGTGGAGCTACGGCACTAAAAAAACGTCTTGCCCGCCGCTTTTCCGTTATCGGAGAAGCCCATAGATTCCGAATTGTTCTTAATGGAGAGCCTATTCGTACAGCAGATCGGGGTGACTTGCCAGTAGTCCAGTTTCTTTGGAAGCTAGGCCGTGAAGAGATAGATCTTTCGTCTGCGGATAAGCTCTTGGAACAGGATATTCTTCCTGACAGGCTCCCTGAGTGGAATGATAGCTGGTCTGTCACAGGTTGGATTGGTACAGCTAGCCTTCCTAAGCAGCTTGATAATGATGATACAGGCAATCTGAACAGTATAGTTGTCTTTGCGAGAGGACGACTTTTCCATGAAAATATACTTGATAAATTGAATGACGGCCGTCTCTATACGAAATATCTCACCGGGCAAATTGAGGCAGATTTTCTTGATGCAGATGACGAGCCCGACATCGCTACAAGTGACAGACAGAGAATTCAGGAAGACGATCCACGATATACTGAATTAATCAACTTTCTCAAAAAACAACTCACAAAAATTGAAAAACGTTGGACTGAATGGCGACGGATTCATGAAGTAAAGCACGTCAAAGAAACTTCACCCGCCATAGCAGAATGGCTAGATTCATTGCCCCCAGGATATAGAAAAAATGCAGATACTTTAATCGCGAAACTCAGTGCATTGCCTGTTGATCATGAAGAAGATCGAAAGCTCATTTACCGTCACGGTATTCTTGCTTTTGAGCGTATGAAATTGCGGGGCTCTGCTGAAGATTTGGCAAGAGAGCTTTACAATCCAGACAAACTTTTGACTATTCTTGCGGATCGAGACTCTCTTGAAGCTTCTCTTTACAGAGACATCGTAAAATCTCGTCTTGATGCCATAAAAGATTTTCAAAGTATTGTTGATGATAACGCCAAGGAAAAAGTTCTCCAAAAATATTTATTTAATCATTTATGGTTACTTGATCCGGCATGGGAAAGAGCAACGTCAAGTCCTGTAATGGAAACAAGGCTCCTCGACGAGGGGGTACTCATAGAGGATATGACCAAAAAAGAGGAGCTTGGCCGTGTTGATATTGCCTATCGGACGATGGCTGGAAAACATATTATCGTTGAATTAAAACGAGTCAAACGCAAAATGAAGCTCCTTGATCTGGTGGCGCAAGGTACGACATATGTGGACAAACTCACTAAGATTTTAAATACCCAAGGTTCTTCGACTCCGAACATTGAAGTTATTTTCGTTCTTGGTGAGCCCGTTGACGAAGAAAAGAATAATCCAGATCGACTAAAAGCGTCTCTGACTTCAATTTCTCCAGGCAGTAGAATTGTCCATTATGATGCTCTCATCCAAGGTGCACAAGAGGCCTATTCAGAGTTTCTAAAACAAAGTAAAGAACTTGACAGACTGGAAAAGATCGTCGAGAGGATATAAATCTGAAAATTCCCCCAAAGCCCCCGCTCCATCACGGAACGGGGGCTGTTTTGCGTGCCTAGTTGGCCCGCGGCATGATGACGGATAGCGGCGTACCTTCGCCTTCCTGCCATTGCTCATAGCCGCGGCGTGCCCGGCGCGTCACCGGACCGACAGGGATCTTCGAGATGTAGCTGCCCAGATCAAGGGCGGACATCACCAACTTTTCCCCGTCAACGTCTCCGCCACGGGCAACCTTACCGCCCTGCCCCGCGATCTTCCCCGCCAGCTGCAGAGGCGTATCCAGCGCTGTGGAAAGACCGGCCCGGCGCCCGCCGCCTGCGCCCAACAGAGATACAACCATGTCCGCACCGGCGTTGCCCACCACGGGAAATGCCATGGCGGCCTGTCCCATCGTCAAGGAAAGAGCCAGCTTGGCCAGTTCTTTGTTATCGTCATCTTCACCGGTGAACAGCCCCTGTGCCAATCCAGCCATGACCAGCATGCTCATGGCCGGCAGCAGCATGTCATATATCTCCATGCGGGCAAATTCCCACTTGGTCACCCTTCCCCGCTTAACGCCACGCCACATATAACGCGTGCGCTGGGCAAACTTCGTCGTGGCCCCGGAAAAGGCGTTGAACAGCCGGACGATGCCCTTGTCACGGGCAAAGGCCGACTTGCTCAGGGCGTCGTTGTCCGGGTTGGACTGGGCGATGATTTTGTCCGCATAGGCTACGGCCTGGCTGTGGTACTCGGAATCCCTGTCCATCTTCCAGCCCGCCGTGCCCCGCAGCTCTTTCATCTTTTTATGGTAGGCCCCTGCCCAGATGGCCGTGGTGACAGCACAGTCCGCTGCGGCGATGGGCAGCATGCCCAGGTTCGCCACATCCTCCCAGGTATAGACCTTGCCGTTACGAATCAGGGTCATGCCCCGCCCCGGCTCAAACTTCATGGCCTTGCGGGCCAGGTCATCGTCGATATTGCGGAAGCGGCGCTCCATGTAGGGGCTGGCCGCGAACACGTCCCGCACCAGGCCCATGCCCCGTGTACCGAGCTGGGCCAGTCCGCGCGAAACATTGACCAGTCCCACGTCGCCGACGGCAGGGAAGACAGCCGTCAGCTGCATGAGAGCGGTCTTTATGTTCATGGAGAGCGCATAGTAGACCAGGTGCTTGCGGGCCAACTCAGCCGCCTCCAGCATCATGCTGTCCGGTACTGATTCATCCACGACCATCCCCTTGAGGTTGGGCCGGAAGCGGTCGTAGTCCTGGACACCGAACACACGCTGGTATTCGGCGGCGAACGTCGGGTTATTGATGACCTTGTCCGCCATGCGCACGTCGTACCCCAGCTCGATGAAGCGGGCGGAATCCACCAGATGTTTCTGTAACGCTTGGGCCCCCAGCCGCAGGGAACGACCCGTATGCGTGACGCGCCCCATGGTGAACCCCCTGCGGGCCGCCGGGATGCCGAAGATTCCTTCCGAACGGTCGAGCACGTCTTCCTTGCCTTCCTGCGCCCGCATCTTCATATCCAGGCGCGGATCGTACTTGATGGGATAATAGCCGCCGGGCAGCCGCACGGTCTCGTCCCCAACGCGCACGGCGAAGGCCCCGGGCTCGATACCCTGTGGGGCGAAACCATAGAGCTTCTTGTGCGCGGCCTGCGTATCAGGCCATTGGTTACCAAATACGTCCCAAACGCCCTGGATGGCCTGCCAGTCCGCGGCGGAAAGGATACCGTCCCGGCGCGCCCTGCCGGCCGTCATCTGCGCCATGGCCGCCGCGTCCAGCTCAAAGAGCGTGGCCGCCGCATCATCGCCCAGCAACAGCGACACCATGTCATAGGTGAGCCCGCCCTTCCCGTTCCCGTCAATGTAGCTGGAACGCAGACGCTCCCGGTTCCCGGCATTGCCCATGTTCAGAGCCATGCCGATGACCATTTCCGCCGTCCACCCAGAATCGCCCGCCTGCCTGATGGCCTCTGGCACAGGCACCACGTCCCCCTTTTCGTCCCGGACGTTCAGGGTCTTGCTGCCGTATTTCTTTTCCCAGGCCTTGGCGCTTTGCAGCAGACGTACCAGATGCGGCATGACGGCCTTGTGCGTGCCGTTCAGGCGGGCATGGTAACGGTCCGTGGCCGCTCGCAGCCGCATGTAGACCTCACGCTCCATGACGCCTTCCGTGCTGTTGTCCCGGCCGGGGACGGACTGGAAGCCGTCCGCTTCACGGCACTGCCATTCGATGGCGTCGATACAAGAAAAACCTTTGTCCAGCTTGTCGGCAACGGAATCCCGGCGATAAGCGTAGTTGGTCTTCATGCCGCTCATGGATGCCGCCGCCTCATCGGCGATGGCCTGCACACGGGCACGCAGGCTCTCCTTGCCGGTGCGGCTCTGCTCACGCCCGGAATGCACCAGGAAATCCAGCAGATTGCCCACCTGCTCCACCTCCAGCGGACGCAGCGCCTTCCAGTCCGGCGCCATGCCGCGCCGGGCAGCCGCTGGATCAGGATTTGCCAGATCCAGCAGCCAGTCCGGGAACAGGGGCATGAGGTCGATGGCTTCCGTATCGTCCACGCTCTGCTGCACAAGATCGCGCAGCTTCATATCGCCGGACTGGGCATCCCAGGCCTGTGCGGGAGCAGACAGGCCAAGGCCCGAAACCAGCTTGCGGATGGCTTCCGTCTGGGCTGCGGGATACGTCCCCGGCTTGACGCGGGCCGCTTTGCGCGCCTTTTTCTGTACCCTGTCCGTCAGGTCGCGGGCCTTGCGCACTTCCTGCATCATGGCGAAAGCAAAGCGCGCCCGTTGCATGGCTTGCACGGCTTCAACAGGTTTGCCACGCACAACGGCGCGGGAACGCTCGCCCAGGGCTCGACGCAGGGCAGCCACGAAGCGCTGGGGATTGAGCTGTGCCACGGACATGTCTGCCACTTCCCGCCGGGCCATGTCCCGATAGTAACGGTCGGGCAGGCTCTCCTGTTCCATGCGCCGCGCCGCGGCTTGCTCGTTCTGCGCCTGCCGGTCTTTGCCCAGCCTGCGCATGGCCTTTTCCACTGCCTCAAGGTACTGACCGTAGGCATCGCCGGCCAGCAGACCGTCCTCGGGCGATACGGCACGGTCCTGCTCCGCAAGAGCCAGTTCCGCCTGACGTGCCGCCAGCTTGTTCACACTGGCGTCTTCGACCACGAGATTGTCATAGATCAGGTGGGCAAGGGCATCGGCATCGCCGTCCGTCAAGGGATACTGCATGGCCAGAGAATCGACCGTATCTCCCCTGCCCCCGGCATTCACCAGCTTGGGCATCTTTCTGGCGATATCTTTCACCATGTCTTCGCCCAGGTATTCCACGAGGGAATCCCGGTCGATGCCGCCTGTGCCGGCTTCGCCGTCCGTCAGGGCCTTGTCCCTGTGCGACACTTCCCGGATGAACGTCCAGAAAGGCGATGCCTGCAAACTTTCCTTCGCCTGCGAGAACGCCGCACGATACCGTTTGCCGCGCTCCCGGGCCACGGCCCTGTCCATCCTGGCCGTCACTTCGGCTTCGGCCCTGTCGCGCAGGTCTTCAAGCTCCCGGCGCTCCGCGGCAGTCAAACCGGCATCCGCAAGGAACTCCTGTTCCAGCTCAAGGGCGGCCCGCAGCGAAGGATCGTTGCGAATCTGGTCATCCGTCGCCAGCAGACGGTCGAACACACGGCGCACGTCGTCGTCGAGGTCAGCGCCGACATACTGGCGCCAGCTGGCATACAGATTTTTCAGCCAGCGCATCATGCGGGAGAACACGCCGTCCAGCTCCTTCACAGGGGCCCTGCCTTCCCCAAGATACTGTTCAAAGCCGCGCGCCGCGTATTCCTGTACCTCGCGCCACTGTTCTGCGGTCAGGTCGCCGTCTTCGGCCATACCGGCAAAGCGTCGCAAGGTCGCCATATCCTGCCGGGCCTGCGCCAGACCATCCAGATGACGCACATAGCCGGACAGCATCCGCTCCACGGGCAGCAGCTCGCGTCGGCGCTCCGTGTTCTGCTTGCGTGCGACGGCGATGTCCTCACGCATGGAGGCACTGTCAGCTCCCCTTCCGGCAGCCGCGGCAGCGTCACGCAGACCGGCCTCGCTGTCTTCCAGGGACGCCAGCTCTTCACGGACATCCCGCAGCATGGCCCGGGCCCCTTCGGCCTCCACCTCACCGGACAGGATGGCGGCAAAGGGCGTCGCATCGAGCCCGGACTGCTCAAGATCGGCCCGAAGACGATCACGGGCGATGCTGCCGTCATCCGCCGCCACGCGCCGCAGATCATCCACGAAGATATGGGCCGTCTCGTGCGGGATGGACGACATGTCCGCGCCCTTGAAGATGCGGATGGCCGCTGTCCGGGAATCGAGCTGGACCTGGGCGCGATCTTTTCCGGCGGTATCAGGCTGGAACAATATCTGCCCCGTCCCGTCATTGACGCCCAGACGTTCCCGGAGTATATTCATCACATCACCCCGATTGGTCCGGTGTACAACGTTTCCTTCTTGGAGAGCGGGTCCCGGCTTTAGCCAGTCGGAGGGAATGCCCCGATTGGTCCGGTGTCCAGACGACCCTTCACTCGAAGGACCTTCATTTGAAGGATGGCCCGGTACGAGCCAGTCGGGGCTTATTATTTTCGTCAGCTCGTGATCGTAGAAACGGTTGCCGTTGTCGTCTTCCCGCAGCACGAAGCCAACCACATAATCCTGACCGTCCAGCCTGATCTTGTTCGCGAAGATATGCGACATGAGACCAGGCTTTTTTTCTATGGAATCAAGATGGATGCCGCCTTCGATGATCTGCGGGATAAAGGGCACGGATCGGGCCAGCAGCTCATCATACCCATGATGAAGACTGGCCTTGATACCAGATGGCGTTACCTGCACCCCCCAGCCGGTATCCGCGTTGGCGACCGTCGTCCCCTGGGGAAAGGCGGTACGCGCCCAGTCGTGGACGGCCTTGCGCATATTCCGGCTGTCCGCATCAATAGCCTTTCCCGGCCCGAACCAATGCGTGCTGTCGGCCTCGATCAGAGGCATGGCCGCAAAGCGCTGCTTGAGGTCTCGCGCCTCCGCAGACGGCTGATACAGCGCCGCATTGCCCTGCCGCAAATTGACAAGGTCGGCGTCTGTATATATCCTGTTATCGGAAGTATTGGTTGCGGCTACGTCTTTCAAAGACCCCAAAGGGGAAGCAGCCCCGGCGGCCCGCAGCCAGGGCTCCATTTTTTGCCCGTTCACATAACGGGCATTTTTTTTGAGCTGCCACATGAACCAATGGTTGGAAGGTACGCCGCCGCTTTCCTTGCTGTAGGCACTTTTTACGATGTTGACATGCGCCTGCTTTCTTCCCTTCGCCACATCCAGAGCCACCGGCACCACCACCGTCGCTCCGTTGGCGTCGGTGAGTTCCAGCATGAAGACCAGGTCGCCCTTGGCCCTGCCCGCCGGGCTGTCGGAATCGAACACGGCGATGGGGTCAGCCATGGCCGCCGGGATCTGCTTCCACATCTCCGGCGTCATGTTGGGATGCGTCCCGTCAAAAACGTGCGGTGCGGCATGGATGCCGCCTTGGGCAGCGGCCTTGCCGGTCACGGTATCCCTGCCCATCAGTTGCATGACCAGCGGCGTTTGCCCCAGCATCTTTACCGGATCGGACGGAAGTTTCCCCTCCGCCACGATGTTGTCCACGGCCACACCGAAATCATGGACGTCACGTTCCAGGCTGGCGCGGGCAGCATCCCCCATGGGCGTCTGTTCGTACAGTGCGGCCTGCCTCAAGGCATCACCATCCGCGTCTTCACCCGCCAGCCCCACGCTTCTCCGCCGCATCAATCCGGCGGCATCCACGCCGTAGGCCGCCTCGAAAGCACGGGCCTGCGCGGTGTTCAGCTTGCCGTAGGTTTCTGCGGCCTCCTTGCCCACCAGTGGACCATCTCCCGTACCAGACGCTGCTCTTCCTGCCGTACGGCATCCGACCTGCGACGACGCTGTCGTGCGTCCTCGACCACGGCCTGCACCCGGGCGGCATCGTCCGCACGTTCCGCTTCCTGCGCATTGGGAGCATCAGCCGTCTGCCGCAGCAGCGGTGCCACGGCCGCCATGCTTTCATCATCCAGACGGGCATGCAGGGAGGAGAGTTTGACCTCAAGATCCACCCCGGCTTCCGCCGCCTGTCTGGCAGCTTCCTGGCTGATGCCCAGCGGCGTGAGCACGTCCTGCCCCTGCCCGGCCAGGTCAAGGGCCGCCTGCGCCGGGATGTACACGGACTGGGACAACACCCCGGCAGCATTGTCCAGTACGTCTTCCATGTAGTCCGGAGCGATCTGCTTTGTCTGGCTGGCTTCCACGGCGCTGTGCAACTCGATATTTTGGCGGACAAAATCCCGGGCACGCTGCCGTTCCAGGTTACGGACGGCCAAAGACCGGACACCACCGCCAAGGCCGCCCCACATGGCGCCGATCAGGCCTTCGTACAGCCCCTCACGATTGGCCTGTGCCAGGGTATCGGCATCAAACAGCGTCCGCCCGAACCAGGCTATCTGATCAGCCGGATCCGTCCCCTGCTTTTCGGCAAGTCCCCAGAGGTTCGTTACCAGTTCCGGGTACTTTTGCAGGTATTCCGTCACGAACTCGGAGCCCATCGCCCCCAGGGTGCGCCCGATGGTGTCCCTGAAAGAAGCGGAGTTGAAGATGCCCATGAAACGGTCGAGCGAGAGCTTTTCCAGCGGGGCCTGCATAACGGCGTTGGCCAGGCCTGAAACCAGTGCCCGCTGCGGCGTCACGCCCTGTTCCCGCAACTCCGCGTAGCTCCCGCCGCCAAGCTGCACGCCCATCAGCGAAAGCGCCACGGCAGGGTTGGCCGCTGCCGCCATGATGTTGCCAAGCTGCTGCGGTGCGGAACGGATGAAATCATAGCCGAGCTGTCCGATCCTGGTATCGGCCCGTACTTCTTCAGGACGCGCCCATTTGACCCACTCCTGGGCGGAAGCAAGCATACGCGAAGGCGCGCTCCCCACCCCGAACAGGTTGTCGGACAAAGCCTGCGCCCCGCCCAGCAGCGAGCGGTTGAAGTCAGCGGCGCCGTGGACCAGAGAGCGGCCCATATCCCGCACATCGTCGGCGGCCTCAAAGGTGGCCCAGTGCATGGCCCTATTGCCGAAGTTCGCCACAGATTCACCAAAGGCTTTGGCCGTAGAGAACACACCGGACAGCCCGTCCGTATCGTCACGGGCAAGGGCGGCATTCTCTTTGCGCTGCTGCGCCCAAAGGACAAACGCCTCATCCTCTAAGATCCGCTTGTATGTTTGCTCCTGGCGCGCCTTTTCAGGGGAGGCCGCCACCACGGCCGGAGGCAGCAAGAGGGATTCGCTCAAGGTCACGTTTTCCCCAACCTGCTGCGAGGAGAGCCCGTCAGCAGCCACCAGCGCGGCCCGGACACGATTCCGTCCCAGGGCAATTTCATTCCAAACATCAGGCATCAAAAATCCTCCTGCCTTTCAGGGCCATACGGGAACGGAATCCCCATCAGTCTGTATTTTTTGTAATTGCGGAGATCTGTTTCCGTGGGATTCGGAAGTCCAAGGGCAAGCAATTTGCTGGTAAGTTCCCGTCTTTCTTCGCTGGAAGAAATCGCAGGCAGCCAGCGTGCCGCTGTGTCGTCGCGCCACGACTCGAAAAGCGAGCTTCCAAAGAAATCGCCCTGCACTTTACCTTGCATCTCAAAATTCGAAATGATGCTTTCCACTTCCTTTTCGGTCGGCACTTTCCCGTCCTGGAGGTGAGAGATGACGGCATCATAATACCCCTCAGGCATTTCCGCTTTCCCTGTCATGCGTTTGTATATTCTCGACACATCGCTGATCGATGCCGTTTTGAGCTTCCCCCCCTGCTCAAGATACTTTCCAGCTTCCTTGATCTGCGCGTCCGTCATGCGGGCATTAAAGCCTGCACGCTCGATCTGCTCCTTGTCCGTGATTTCCTTGCGGTCGATACTTTGACGGATTTCATCGAGGGCCGCACGGTTGGTCGCATTTTCTCGCACCTCGCCGTAGGCTTTTTGCATGGCATATTCCTGGTGTTCTTCAGAGATGCCGGATGCCGCAAGCCTGGACCGTGCTTCAAGAGGGGTCAAATTCTCCGCCTTTACCGTAGCAGCGAACTGGCTGACAGCTGCGGCCGTCTTCGCATCATCCCGCCTTTTTTCAAAAGCCAGCTCGCTATTGACCAGACCGGCCATCTGCGCCCGCTCTTTCATGTCCGCAATGCCGTCAAGGCGGCTGTACAGTTCCGCCGTCCGCTCTTCAGGCGCAAGCCCTTTTGTCTCGGCGATCCACTGCCCGACCCTGTTGGTGACGGCCTCGGCCCTGGCACGTTCCGCCTCGGCCCGCGCCCGGCTCTCCAGTGCCCTGGCATGGGAAGCGATGGATGCCTCGACCCGGTTCACCTCCCCGCCCAGCAGGTCTCGATATTTGTCCAGCGCCCCGCGGGCACCGCTGATGTCATCGTGGGCAAGATAGCCTTCGATGATGCTGCCCGCCGTCTGGCTGTCCAGGCGGGAGAACAGCGCCCGGTTGTCCATGCCTGGCCGCATCCCTTCGATGCGCTGGCGCAGGGCGTCCCGGTTGAACTCGATCAGTTCCTGGTTGTCGTAGTTCTGCGCCACGAGCTTCCGGAACTCCTCCATATCGCCCTGCAGTACGGATTCTTCCCAGGCGCTTTTCTGCTGCCGGCCGTAGGCCTGTCCCTGTTCGGTGAAGTGCAGGGCCGCCCCGGACGCCTGTTTCATGAACATTTCCGCAAAGCGGCCGGAAAACTTGTCATCCTGCAGGCGACGCTGTACGGCCGCACGGGCGAACTGCTCGAAATGCTGCCCGGCCCCGATGGCATCCTGCCCTTTATTTTCAGCCATGTAGCGGTCGCGCTCCGCATTGAGCTCCTGCTGCATCCCCAGCAAAGACTGACTGACGCGCGTGGTCTCGTCCTTGACGTATTCCTGAATGGCGATACCGGTGAGCTGCTTCCCCGCCGCCAGCACGTCCGCCAAAAGGCTGTCCTGCGCCGTACCGCGCACGTCCCGGATGGCTCCGCGCGGCGCGCCGGGGTCGATGGGGCCCGCCTGGATGCGCCGGGGACCGGAGTCGTAGGTCTGTACCCTGATGGCCATGTCTCCCCCTATTTCCACACCGTGCCGCGAGCCTTCTTCGAGAACTCCAGCGCGTCCTTGACCGGATCATTGAACAGGTCACCAAAGAAACCACTTTCGCCCCCAAAGCCCCCCGCCGTGGCGTAGGCGCCGATGCCGCTGGCCAGGCCGGAAAGTCCGGCCGTCAGCAGGGTGCTGCCCAGCCCCTTCACCGAATTGCCGTACCAGCTGGCGGCCGCGTCGTAGTTGGCGGCGTTGGTCAGGCTGGCTTTGACGTTCTCGTCCGTCTCCCACTGGTTGACGGCCTTCTGGTAGCGGTTCAGGCCCACGTCCCCGGCATAGCGGGACGCATTGCCGGAAAGCACGTCCATGGCGCTGCCGCTGCTCATGTCCACGCCCAGGGCACCAAAACTGGCCACGTTCCCGGCCTGCAGGTCGGCATATTGCCGTGTCAGGGCGTTACGCTCGCGGTCAAGGTTCTCGGCCTCGATACGGCCTTTCTCCGCCGTGACCTTGGCCTGGTTGCGTGCGGCCTGGGCCTGGGCCTCGGCCATCTTCTTGTTGTACTGGGCCTGCCGGTTCTGCTGGCTGGTACTGGCGATGCTGCTCAGCGCCGACAGGCCGCCCATGGTCAGGGCCAGGGTCATGGCTCCCATCAGAACGTCCCTCCTCCGGTATAGGGAGAAATCTCCAGTGTGGTGACCAGCGCCAGGATGGTCAGGGGCGTGGCGCTCTGCACCTGGAACACCAGGGGAGAGGCCGCCGACCAGCCGGCGCAGGTATCGAGGTCAAGATCCGTTCCTTCGCTGAAGAACGGTGTGGCGGCGAACAGGCCGCCGGTGATGTCGCGGTCGATGATGGGGGCCAGGCTGTCGCCCACCCCGGCGAGGAAGGACATGCTGCGGTAGACCCGCGCCCGCACGGCAAGGATCTTGCGGTCATGCATCAGGCTCCATCCCTGCTGCGTCTGGATCTCGGGCAGGTTGGGCACCACGCGCGAGACGTACGGCAGCCCCGCATGGACGGACGTGGCGGCCTGCCCCAACGTCAGGCTGCCGCCGGCCGAGACCTCCAGCCCGTCGATGGTGCCGCCGTCGGCAAAGACCTGCACGGCCTGTCCGGCCAGATGGGCAAGACCGTCAAAGCGCGCGGCCGCCTCGCCCTGATAGTCCAGGGCGCTGTCCAGATAATAGGCCTCGGCCAGATCGTCGCTGTCGAAAAAGGGCTCCAGCCGCTCCACGAAGACCTGCCCGCCCCGCCGCACAAGGAACCACACCTGGTCGTCGGGCGTGCCGGGGATGCCGGCCACGTCCACAAAGCTCCCCGCCGTGGTATGGCGGTGCCAGCCCACTATCTCCTGTTCCTTCATGTAGGTGAGCCCGGCCAGCGTGCCGTCGGAAAGGACGCTCCAGAGCACGGCATAGGGCTCCTGCTGCCAGCTCCAGGCCACCACGTCCACGTCCCTGAGCATGTGCCGGGCCAGGATGTTCAGATCCTGCCCCAGGTATTTGTCGGCGCTGTAGTTGTAGGCGAACTCCCGTATGGCCCCGGCGCCGCGCTGCACATAGAGCACGCTCCCTCCCACGGAGAGGGCCGCCACGGCATCGCTGCCGCCGTTGGTGGTCTGGAGCTGGAAGGACGCCGTGGCCGGGGTCAGGGCCACGCCCTCGGAAGGCTCCAGCGTCCATTCGCTGCCTTCCGTGCCAAAGGCCAGGGCGCTGCGGTCAGGTTGCAGCCAGACGATGCGGCTGGACTGGGTGGCGGCCAGCGTGACCTCGATTGCGTCGTCGTCCTTGGGCGGCGTGGACTTGGCCATGCTCTCGAACTCGCCGGAGCGAGAGAGCCAGATGGTGATGGGGCGGCTGTTGCTGGCGGCAAAGCCCAGGCGCTGCTGGTGGAAAAAGACCTGCGAGGGATAGTTGCCCTCGCCCTCGAAGGGGTCCTCGTACTCCGGGGGCGTGTCTTCGGTGTCCGCGCCGATGTTCTTGTCGTCGATGTGGGTCTCGTCCGCGCCGCCCTTGCCGATGTAGCCGAAGACCCCCATCTTTTTCTTGTACACCCGGTAGCCCGTGGCGCCCTCCACGGCCTCCCAGCTGATGCGAATGTGGAAATCCACGCTGTTGAGGGCCTGGGCAGAGATGCTGGCCGGCTCGGAGGGCGAGGATTCCTGCCCCTTGTCGTCGATGGCCGTGACGCAATAGGTGTAGTCCGTCTTCTTGTCCCCTTCCGGAGTGCCCACCGTGGAGAGCGTGGGCTTCTTGGGCGTGGCGATTGTGGGCATGAAGGTCAGCTCGGACCAGCGCCAGTCATCGTCGGCATGGCGTGCGAGCTTGCGCGGCGTATAACCAGAATGCGCGAAATAGATGACGTCTGCCGACTGGGCATAACGCACCGCCCGCAGGTCGGCGGCGGCGAAGGGGGACTCGAAGATCTTGGGGGAGCCCTCCTCGTCCGCCACCACGCGCCCGTCCGGCAGCCAGACCCGCATGGTCCTGTCGCCGAACTCCAGCATGCGGCCCTGCGTGGCGCTGAAGACGAAGGGCACCAGCCTGCCGTCGTCGCCCAGGGCCGTGCCCAGATAGCGCGTGCCGGGCCTGCGTGTGACACCCCCCTGCGGCATGGGTACGAAATTGCTCATCTCCCGCGCTCCGGTGCTGTAGCGGGGCTGGTCCACGCGTCCGCGCAGCAGGGGCGAGATCTCGCCGCCGTTGAGGACGTTCTGGGTATGGAAGACCGGCATCAGCCCACCCTCCGTTCCCCAAGGAACAAGGACGGCCACGGTACTGCGGGCGGGGCCGCCTGGGCGTCGTCCTCCACCTTGGCCCTGTCCAGTGCCTGCTCGAACATCTGCAGGTAGCCTTCCGCCTGCGCACCGCCCTGGGAGATGTAGGGTGCCATCTCGAAGGCCACACGCCAGGCCAGCATGTCGGCGAACAGCTCGGGGAAAGTCGTCACGAGGCCGCTCACATAGGTCAGCAGCACCCCGTCCGCATCGGTCTCCAGCCTGTCCCCCACGATCTCGAAACAGACATCAGGGCCCGGTCGTGCCGTGAATGGGTCAGGACGTGCCGCCCCCACCACGCGCACACTGTCGGACGGCAGGGCGAAGGCGAACGGCCACGGCCCCTGCGCGGCCTCTGCCGACAGGGCAAGACGCTGGCGACGCAGGGCGAACGACCACGGGTACAGCGACAGGCACAGGGTACGGCATTTGTCATAGACGGCCCCCGCCACCTGCATGGCGGGCGTATCCTGAAAGCCGGCATTGCCCATCCGGGCGCCCACCCGGACAAGGGCCGTGTTGAGGACGGACGTTTTGTTCTGCATGTTACGCATACTCCTTCAGCGCAGTTCCGGCGGAAGCTGTCTGCCGGTGCGTTCGCTTTCATAGGACTGCCGGCAGTGCTCCGCCTCGCCCAGCAGGGCAGCCAGACCATCCAGCCAGCGGCAGGGCCAGTGCCGCACCCCGGACACATGCCAGCGCCAGCAGCGGGACGACAGGGTTTCGTCGGGCCAGCCGCCCATGAGGGCATTCACAAGCTGGTCACAGGCCACCAGCAGGTTGTGCAGATAGGTACGCATCAGATAGCCTCCACATCTTCCGCGGTCTGCGCGGAAGCCACGGCGGCCTTACGCTGCCCGCCCTCGGCCATTTTCGTTGCCTTGTGGTTCAGCGCGGCCGCATAGATGGGCAGGAAGGTCTCGGCGGTCAGTTGCAGGATGACCAGCTCTCCCTTGCTGTCAGCCGTGTGGTTACGGTAGGCATTCCAGGGCGTGGTAGTGGGGATACCGCCATCGCTGGCCGTCGCGAGCTGCATGGACACAGCCGCGTCGGCAAAGTTCTGCTGGTCGAACTCGTCGTAAGAGAAGTGCAGCAGCTCCGGTGTGCCGGTATCCGGCGGGGTGGCCTCGCACTCGAACCCGGCCATGATGGCGGAAGAGGTCTGGGCGTCGATGGTGGCGAGTTTGCGGGCCTTCACGTTCTCCAGGGAGTTGTAGGCTTCCTCGGCGGCTGCTGCTTCGGCTTCCAGCCGTCTTTTCTCTTCTTCCCACAGGGCTACGAAGGGGGCCACGCGCCCGGCGTAATCGTCGGTGGAAAGCTCCTCGTTGGGCAGGCCGTCGCCGGGCTCCACATGGCCCGCGCCGTCGTGCCACTGGAGGGCGTGGAAGGTCTCGGACGTGATGCCGTCCAGGAACAGCATTTCCCCGTCCACAGCGATGATGCCGTCGGACGGGATGACGGTGACGTGTGTTTTCATGCTAGACCACCTTGATGAAGAAGTGCATGGCGAGATGCGGGTCGGTGTGCGTGCCGGATACCGAGCCGGACAGGGGATGCGTGTGGGAACCGTTGCCGCCCGTTGCGGAAGTACTGGAACTGCCGCTGTCGTATAGGTTCCCGCTCTCCATATACCGTCCTTTAGTCGATATGACGGCAGAGAACGGGTGCGTGTGGCTGGGTATCTGCGTTGTACTCAGCGTCGTGGCCCCGGTACTGCCGGAAAGATCCACAGCGACATCTTCGCTGCCGCCTTCCGTGCCTTCGGGCTCGGCTTCGCTGGCACCGCGGACATAGCGGCCCTGCAGGTCAGGCACGGTGCCGTCCTTGCCGTCGCTGCCGCCGTCGCAAAGAAACCATTCTTCGCGTGCCTGCTCTTCTCCGGGCATGACGGCCCGGCGTCCGTCACTGCCGCCCGGCGTCGCGCCCCAGATGGGGACGGGCACGAAGGGCGGGAACATGTCCCAACAGTCAGGTCTGGGCACCCAGCTTGCGTCCAGCGTGCCGTCTTCCCCGGCCTGGGGCACGGTGTTGGCCGCCGCCGTGGTGCTGGCCAGCACGCCGCCACGCTGGGAAGCACTGGCCTTGCGGACGCGCAGTTTCCCATCTGTTTCGAGTTCAAGGCCGTCTTCGTCGCCGGTCTGGGGCATGACGCTGCCCAGGCTGGTGGGAGTGGCGATGGCCGAGGCCCCGGAATCGCCCTTGGGGATGCCGAGATGCAGTATGCCGGTCTCCGGGTCATAGTCGCCACTGGCGGGCAGGCCGGGATCGAGCGTGGCCACCTCCACATGCAATCCCAGGATGGACGCGGCGCTCCCGGCGGCCTTGCTTTCGCTCTCTGCTGCGGCCTCCGCGCTCTGACTTGCAGCCGTGGCGCTTTGGGAGGCGGCAGCGGCACTGGCGGCTGCTTCCGCCCGGCTTTGGTCGGCGGCTTCTGCCGAGGTCGCTGCGGCCTGTTCGCTGGAGGCGGCCTGCAAAGCACTGGTGGCGGCTGCCTGCTCGCTCCCCTCCGCGGCCTGCTCGCTGGCAGTGGCGGCCGTAGCGGCGTCTTTGGCGGCGTCACGGGCCTTGTAGAGCGAGGCCAGCAGGTCTTCCGGCGTGCCGCTGTCCGTGGCGTTGACCTTGACCGCCCGCGAAAGGCCGTCGCCCAGTTGCTGGATCATCTGCACCATGCGGTCCAGCTGGCCTTCCGTGGCTTCGGTGTCCACAGTGGCCGTATTGGAAAGGTCGAGTTCCTGCGTCAGGGGCACGGCGGACTCGATGGCCAACGTGGCACCGGCAGGTACTTTCCCGTCTGCCAGCGTCACCTTGCCGCCCGTCATGTCCCGGAAGACCGTTACGCTGTAATCACTGCCCGGCGCGAGTCTGGTCTGCGTCTCCGTATCCCCGGCAGCGGCCCAGGAGACGTTCACGTCTCCCGTGCCGTACAGGGCAAAGGGCACGGCGTATTCCAGCACACCGGCCGTGACGGTGTAGCGGACAAGGACTTTCTGGACTGGTATCATGGAGCCTCCACAAAGGGCGTGATGCGGCAGGACGGCCCCACCGCATCACGACGGGACCCGGCTAGCGGGCCAGATAGGAAAGGACGACGTCCACCGTGCCGCTGCTGGTGGTATCGGACGTGACCTTGACCTTGACGTAGCGCTTGGTGTCCGGCAGCACGAGCTTGCAGAGGATGTCCCCGTCGGCAAAGGACGTGCCCGTACTGGTAGTGCCGGTGATGGTCACTTCGGGCGCACCGGGGATGTCGGCAAACGGCCCGTCTTCCGTATCACTGCCTTGCAAGGTCAGCTTGAAGGTCTTGTCCGCTGCCACTTTCACCGCACCGGCCGCCATGACGGTGACGGCAAGGGCGCCGTGATGCTCGCCCACGACAAGGGCGTTGGCGCAGACGAACTCGGCTGCATTGATGGCTTTGCCCTTCTCGAAGAACTGGTCGTACCAGCGATTCTCGGAACCGTAGGAAAAAGACATGTTCCCTCCTCCTTAGGCCACGGCCGTTTCGTTGCTGTCCGGCAGGTTGTAGGAGCCCACGACCTTGACGCCGTTGATGGCGCCCACGATGGTCTGGAGGTCCTTGTCGCCATTGACGTACATGATGTCGGCCTGCTTGATGGCGCCGAACACGCGCTGCACCACGCGGTGCTGGCCGAAGATCATGGTGTTCTGGGCCGAGCCGTGAATCTTGGCGATGGCGTCCTCGATCTGGGCCAGCGTGGGCAGTTTGGGCGTCTCGCCGTTGATGTCGATATTCACCAGGGCATGGACGGCCTTGGACGGCTTGAGCAGCTGCCAGCCGAAGCGGCCGCGGTACTCCACGCCGTAGCCGGTCACACCGGGCTGGGAGCGCAGGTGGTACAGATTGCCGCCGTTGATGGGCGTGGGATCGAGCAGACGGCCGGAGTTGAACTGCGTGGGGTCATAGATGCCCACATTGATCTCCTGGTCGAAACGCACCACGAGGATGGAGGAAAGCGTGCTGCCCGTCCCCCCGCAGGAAGTGAACAGCCTGTCCTTGAGGGCCGCCTTGCGCCAGTAATCGCGCCAGATGGCCAGCTCGGTGTCCATGCCCGCCTGCCGGTAGAAGGCATTCTCGCGGCGGGCAAAATACTGCTTGGCACCGCCGAACTGCGCGGCCTTGTCCTTGCTGACCTCGATCTCGCCGCCCATCAGGCTGACATAGGTCTGGCGCAGCTGGGTCTCGGCCTGCATGGTGGGCAGCGGCGCGCCCAGGTCGGTAAAGCTGGCACCGGTGATCTTGTCCAGCACTTCTTCCACGTTCCACAGGCCGTGGGTGGCCGGGATCCATTTCAGCAGGGTCAGGATGGGGGCTTCCTCGGTCAGATAGTCCACCAGCTCCGGGCGCTTCTTCGCCTTCTCAAGGGCGATCTCTTTGAGCGTCTGTGCAACAGCCATGTGTCACTACTCCTTGAACATGCCCTTGTAGGTATCGACCGCACTCTCCCGGGCATCGGAGGGAGCGGTACCACTGCCGCCGGACAGGACATCTTCGGACAGCAGCTTGCCGATCTCATGGAAGGCCCGCACGAACACGGGGTTATTGGCCATGTCACGACCTTCGATGGACGTGGCCAGGCGGCCGCCCATGCGTTTGTCCAGGGCCGTGAACGCCTTCAGGGCCGTCGCCTTGTTCTCTTCAAAGCGGCTGCCCCACTCGCTGCGCAGTTCCTTCACGCCGTCAGCGATGATCTTGTCCGTGATCTCCTTGTTGGCGCCCAGCTGCCAGTCCAGCAGCTTTTGTGCCTGGTCCTTGGTGATACCGTTGTCCACGCAGAACTGGCGGAAACCGTTTTCCACGCCCTGGTCGATCTGCCCCTTGAAGCTGTCGGGATATTTCAGGGCGATGTCCTCGACCTTTTCCGCCGGGCGGTAGCCAAGGCCGCGTTCCAGGGCCTTGAGGGCTTCTTCCGCGCTTCCCACGTCCTTGAGTTTTTCGCCCCAGCCTTCGGGCAGACCTGCACGCCAGTCGCCAGGAGGCGTGGTGCCGTCACCGGCCGGCGCCCCTTCACCGCCTTGAGGTGTCCCACCCTGGAGCGTGGTTTCCGCAGGGTCGCCCGCAGGCGGGGTACCGGGGTCGGTGACAGTAGAGGTCTCGATATCGTTGGACATGAAATATTCCTCCTATTGGATGCCTTGAAGTTTGCACACGATGCGGATGTAGATGTCAGGCACGGCCTGTGCCATGCGGTTGAGGATCTGATCGCTCACGTTCCTCATCCTCATGTCGTTTTCCGTGACCATCAGCCGCCCGGCGCCCAGCTCCTGCAAGAGCTGGAGCCAGATGCGTTCCGCTGCCGGGGACTGCATCATCTCGAACCAGTCCAGGCGCTCTGCTTCGTCCAGCCGGGCCTGTTCGGCCCGCTCCTCTTCTTGGGTCATGAGCTGAGACATCAAGCGTTGTCCTCCTGCGGGCTGCCCATGACCTTGCCGGCCACGGTGCCCTCGGTCTTGACGTTCCCCATCTTGGCCATGCTTTCCATCATCTGGACTTCCATGGCTGCCTGCTGCTGGGCGGCTGCCGCCTGCTCGCGCTGCTGGCGGATGGCGGCCACCTGTTCGTCGCTGCGTATGATGCTGGCAGGTACACCCAGACGTTGGGCCAGTTCGTCCACCATCTGGTCGAGATCCAGCTTGTCCAGGATGGTGGGCTGGCTCTGGGCCCACGGCCCCACCTGGTCCATGAACTGGCCGATGGAGACCGCGGCCGCCTGTTCCAGCATCTGGGCCATGGGCGACTGGTACGAGACGTTCAGCGTGGCCCACGGGCTGAGCCCCTGCGGGGGCGGGGGCAACAGCCCCTCTTCGTCCAGCAGCTGGTAGACGCGCTCGATGCAGAGCGTCAGGACACGCGGCTCATAGCTGGAGACTGTCGGGCCCATGAGCTCGGCAGAACGGCGGCGCCTGTCCATGTATTCGGTCATGGTCATGCCCGCCGGACGTGTCTCAAGACTCATGTTGGCGAAGATATTGGCCTTCATCACGTCTTCGAGCCGCATGGAGATCTGCTCGATCTCCTGCTGCACGGCCCCCACGGCGGGGCCGAAATTCACTTCATAGAGCGGGCGCAGGGCATTGGACTGGCCGTAGGCCGTATCGGAGATGACACTGCCCGGCATGGCGCGCACATGGCGCTTGAGCGTGCCCGGAGCCAGCAGGGGCGGCTGGATCATCATCTCGATGCCCACGGCCTTGCGCTTCTCCCAGGCCTCGATGCCCTTCTGGTCGGCCAGCGCATCGTCACCAGGGCCGGTGCCGTAGATACCGCGGGCATCCTCCCAGGTGGAGAAAAAGAACGGCATGGAGCGAAAACCGCTTTCCCGCAGCAGTTCCGTGCCGCCCTGGTCTTCGTACCAGAAGGAGGCAAAGGGCATATTGCGGTTGTCTCCGCGCTCCGGGTCGCGTTCCTCACGCTTGCGCACCACCTGCACCACCTCGATGGGGGCATAGGGCTGGCTCTCCAGCTTTTGCCGCGTGGCCTCGCACAGCCTGTCCCTGCCGAAGCGCCGGGACATTTCCACCGGCGTCATGCGCAGGCGTCGCACCACGCAGGACAGCGTACGGTCTTCGTCCAGGGCCACGGCATAGGTGCCGCAGGTCTGGCAGGCGAAACGGGCCACGGTACGGGCCGAGGCATCGCAGGAAAGCAGCGCGCAGCCAAAACCCAGCAGTTCGCGGTTGAAGGCATGGATGGCACTGTAGAAGCCGCCCGCGGCCAGCACGGCGCGGATGCGGGCATCCACCACGTCCACATATTCGTTGCCGCCGGTGACTTCCCTGTCGGCCCTGTCCAGGAACTGGTGCCGGAACCACGGCGAGGACGCCGGTGTGATGGCCTGCGTCATGCCCGCAGCGGCTTTGCCCAGGGCGCGCTGGGCCGCCGGGTTGAGCAGGTTGGCGTCCCGCAGACACTCCGTCTCTTCGCCCTGGAACAGGCCGCGCGACGGCAGGATGAGCTTGCCGATCTCCCATTGCTGGGCCAGCCGTTTGCTGCGCAGCCCTTCCAGATGGGCCACCAGCTGTTTGAGCTCCTTCAGCGTCGGGGCTGCCATGGTCTACCCCATGCGCCCCAGCAGGCTGGAGCCGGTGCTGGCGACACCGCCCGAAGTCCCCAGGGGCGAAGTCAGTACCGTGCCGCCCATCTGCTGCCGGCGGCGAAGCTTGCGCTGCTCCTCGTCACGGATGGACTGGCTTTCCGCTTCCTGTTCGGCCTCGCGCGGTGCCTCTTCCGCCTCATAGGTGATGACCGACGGCCCCGAAGACTGCCCGCCGCCAAAGATCGACGAAACGACGCTCCCCATATCCCCTCCTCAAAGATCGTTGCGGTCCAGGCTGGCAAAGGCCATGTCCCTGCAGCGTGCCGGGGCGCCCGGACCGGGCATGTGGCAGCCGCCGCGCAGGCGCTGCGGCCAAAGCGTGAACCCAAGTCCCGCCATGAAGCGGTGCAGGTGCCGGTACGAAGCGGGATAGGCGGCCAGCAGGGAACGCAGGGGCCAGGTGCGGAATATCCAGGCCACGGCCTCGCGCCCCAGGCGGAGACTGTCATGCTGCCAGTCCCGAAAGATGACGAAATGCACCGTACCGCTCAGGCCGGCGGGCACCACCCACAGGGCCCCTGCCAGCCGCCCTTCCCGGACATCATCGAAGGCAAGGCCCGTCAGGGTGGTGCGCGGCGAGACCGTGTCCAGCCAGTCCAGCACCGTGGGTTCGACCCGGTCCCAGAGCACGGCATGGGCCAGCCCCTCGTCCTGCATCCTGGCCCAGGGAAGACGCCGCAACTCCGGCGTATCCGCCTGGATGAAGCGGTAGGCATGCTGACTACCAGGGGCGAGCATCGTCCTCTCCTCCATCCCAGCTGAACAAAAAGCCGTGGGCATCACGGGCCTGTTCCGGCAGGAACATCTCCTGCCCAGGCTCCGGCAGGGCCACGGGCGCGGCAAAGGTCAGGGCCAGGGCGTCGGCGATGTCCGGCGAAGCCCCCAGGCGCTCCTTGATCTTGTCCTTGGGCTCCAGCACCATGCGGCCCGCGGCGTCGTACCAGTACAGGGGGGCCGAGAGCTCCGCCCGCAGGCGGGGCACGTCGTCCCCTTCATCCGGCAGCTTGCCGCCGGACTTGAGCCACTGGCGCAGGCCGTACCACATCTCGGAACGCCGGTTGGCAAAGCGACCTTCCTGCAACGGCTTGCCGCCGAAAGGCACCTCAATGACATCGTGGCCCAGCTGGCGCAGGCGGTCGATGACGCCCTGCCCCTGCCCGGCGTCGATGAACACGGCGTGGGGGCGGTTCTCCATGATGGCGGCGGCCACCCTGTCGGCCAGCTGCATGTTGTCCAGCCCGCGCATGACCACCGGCCCGTCTGCCTTGAGCCCCTGCCGTCTGACGATGACGCTGCTGTCGGCCCCGAAGCGGGCCACGTCCACGCCCAGGATGACGGGCATGCCGCCCACATCGTCCCACGCCAGCTGCCGGGCCTCGGCCTCCAGCACGTCGGGCAACGGGATGAGGATGTCGTCAGAGCTGGCCGTGAAATCGCAGAGCATCTCCTGACGCCAGGCGTTCTCCGAAAGTTCGGCTCGCAGGCGTTCCACTTCAGCAGGCGGCAGGCTGGTGGTGCCCGTGACCGGGAATGACATGGCACACCACAGCGGGTCGCCCTTTTGCTGCCGCTCCAGGGCGCGGTAGTACAGTTCACTGAAAAGGTTGATGCCGTGCGGGGTGCCGATAAACAGCGCCCATCCTTCACGGTCTGCCAAAGCCGGCTGGATGATCTCGCCCCACACTTCGGGCTTCATATCGGCCACTTCGTCCAGCACCACCCCGTCGAAATACAGGCCGCGCAAGGAGTCCGGGTTATCGGCACCATAGATGCGGATGCGGGCCCCATTGGGCAGCATGATGGACAATTCGGATTCGTTGACCGTACGGCCGGGGATGGGCGACGTGTAGTATTTCAGATAGTCCCAGGCCACAGCCTTGGCCTGGTTGCGGAAGGGCGCCACATAGGCGAAAGAGCCGCGGGGCTTATTGCAGGTCAGGGCCCCCTTGATGGTGTGGTTGACGGCCAGCACTGTCTTGCCGTAGCGGCGGTGGGCTGCCACGACCGAAAACCGCGCAGCCTCCAGTCTCTCATGTACGGAAAGGTCACGGGGCTTGTAGGGGATGGTGACACGCATGACTATTTCTCCCATGTGATGCTGAGGCCGCCGGAGACCTCGGTCTCTGCCTTGTCCTGGATGCCCCAGGCCTTGCGCTCGCATTCCTGGGCATTACGCAATGCTTCCGATGCGATCTTCAGACACTTGAGGCGGTCGAAGTCGTTGGCGTCCAGAGCCGCGCGTACTTCGCTCTTGAACCCGCCCCACGCCTCCCGCTGCTCGCTGATGACGGCGGCTTTCCTCGCTGCGGCAGCCTCTACCGCCGCGGCCTTTTTTTGAGGGTCAACGGCGTTGACCGTCCCGTTGACCTTGGCCTCGGCCCTGCGGTTCACCACATCGGTCAGGTCGGCCGTCCATCCTTCCTTCCGGGCCCGCCGGCTGATGGCGGCTTTGTTGACGCCATGCCTGCGGGAAAGCGCCCCCATGGTCGCCCCGGCCTCGAATTCGGCCCGGATGGTCTCCCAGTCGTAACGGACAGCCATCCCCTACCCCTTCCTTTCCCGTTCCGCTTCCAGGCGGGTCAGACGGCGCTCATGGTCATCGGTACGGCGAAAGAACTCCCGGTGGTCGCGGGAGTTCCCGCCACGGTCGGCAAAGGCCATGATGCATCCCTCACGCTGCGCCATCAGAACGTCCAGCCTGTCGTTGATACGCTTGAAGAAGTAGCCGCCCACCCCCAGCAGCAGTACCCACAGGCCGAAGATCACGCCCAGCAGGACGGTGATGAAATGCCCGTTGTCCATGCCCCCTCCTAAAAGCCCATGCCGAACATGGCCGATACGGCCAGCCACAGTTCCTTGCCCATGCTGGGCGGCAGCAGCACGTCGGGCCAGTAGGTGGCGATGACGGGCCGCAGCAGCAACTCCCAGCCCGCAGCCACGGCCAGCAGGTACATGAGCAGCTTGCGCGGCGTCATGCGTCCGCCGCTGGTGCGTTCCGTCTCGGCGTTGATCTCCATCTGCTGTTGCTGGAGCCGGGCACGGTCGGGCAGGATCTTCTCCAGGGCCTTTCCGCCCAGGCCCAGCAATGCGGAAAGCCAGCCCATCACGCCCTCCTCTGCGCCAGCAGGAACTTTTCCAGGGCATCGGCCCGATTGAGCCAGCCCTCCAGAAAAACGGCCTGCGAAGGCTTGTCGCGGGCCAGCCCCTCGTAGAAATCGCGGCGCGCCTGGATGACGGCCCGGATCAGGGCGTCCGTGTCACAGGCCAGCGAGGCCCGCGTCCGGGGCCCCAGGATGCCGTCCACCTCGATCTTCACGCCGTAGGGGCCCACACAGGCGTTGTAGCCGCGCTGGGCCAGCTTGACGGACTGGGCACAGCCACTGTTGACGGCGGCGTCGTACAGGGCGCAGGCGGGCCGGAACGGCATGTCGTCCAGACGCAGCCGGTCCCAGAACTCGCGCTTGAACATGGCCTCGGCCATGTCCGGCGTCACGGAACGCATGGAGGCCTTGTTGACGGGCAGACGGAAGCCGATGCGCTGCAACCAGTCGCGGCCCTGCTGGGTCGCGGCGATGCCCTGCACGAACTTGAGCGAGGCCCCGTAGGCCGTCAGGCCGCCGGTGTCGGCGGGATGGTCGGAAAAGCCGCCCTCCCAATGGGCGGTGAAGGCATGGGCGCGGTGGAAGTTGTCGGACATAAAAAACGCCTCCGGGGTTTTGCCGAAAGCGTAGCATGGAGCGTGAGGTCAGAGGCAAGAGGGTTTCGGGGTTTCTGGTGACTTTATTCCGCGAACGCGCACCCAGCGGCCGTGCTCTCCGGCCGTGACCCAGCGGATGCGGGCCCCGCAGACCGCGCATTCGCACCAGCGATTGCGGCAATGCCCCTGCTGCTGTGTGCAGATCACCACCAGCGCATCCGCACCGCACTCGGGGCATCGCCTGAACATCTTCGGCCTGGCCATACTTTCCCCTGCTCCTACTGCACCCGCAGGCGCTGCATCTCGTTCCGGGCCTCGCTGTCCCCGCGCAGGGCCTGCAACAACAGGCGGGCCATGTCGCGGTGCGAGCGGGGCCCCACGGCCACTGTCTCCACCGGCAGGGCCGCCGCATCCTGCCGTCTCTCGGCATGACGGCAACGGGGCAGCAGACGCAGGATGTCCGCCGGGCAGGGGAAACGGCCGGATTCCTGCCGGTGCAGCACGAAGGCCCGGCCCACGGCCTCCCTGTCCTGCCCTTCCAGGTCCTGGGCCCAGATGTCGGCCAGCAGGGCCAGCTCTTCCTGTGAGCGCCCTGTCCGGTAAACCGCCTCACATTCTGCAAGGCGCATGATCAGCCAGAGCCTGTCGATCCGCATGTCCATGGTGTCCTCCCGTCTGTGTCCGTTCCGCTTCCCGTGCTTCGAGCAGGGCTCGTGCCAGCTTGCGGCTGTCCTGCTGCCGCTGCTGGAATTCCGTCGGGGCCCGCGGCTCCCGGCCCACGCCCACGATGCCGCCCCTGGTGCCCTGCCCCGGCTGCACGAAGGGCTCGTCATGCCAGCCCTTGCCGTGCAGCCATCGGGCCATTCTGGGCACCATGCCCCGGGCCCAGCGGCTGTCTTCGGCCAGCAGGCGGGCGATGGCCTCCCGGATGGCATAGCAGGGGGCAAGGGTGCCGTTGCCGTGCAGGCGCATCCATTCGCGCCAGGCCTCTTCCTGCCCCTGCTTCACGGGCCAAAGCTCCCAGCAGGAGAGGAACGCCCGCCATTCCGGGTGGCCCTTGCTGGGGGCGTCGGTCTTCGCAGGGCCGTCAGGGCATGGGCTGCGTCCCCGGCCCTCAGGCACGGGTCCCGCGACTGCCGTTGTGTCCTGCCCGCAGTCAGGCATGGCCTTGCTGCCGGTCTCCCCACCGGCGCAGGAGGCATCCCCGCCGGCCCGCGGGTTCGTCCCTCTGGCCCTGGGGTTCGTCCGTACTGCTCGCGGGTTCGTCCCGTCCTTCCGTGAGCCGGATGACGGGGCCGGGCTGTCCGGTGGGCGTGTCCCCGTCCGCACACCCACCTCCCCCTCGCTCGCGAGGGGTAAGGGGTGTGTATTATTATAAGCCATAGGGGCTGGAGCAGGAGCAGGGGCAGGGGCAGGGCTCAAATCATCGTCGAACGGTCGTTCAACGGTCGTTAACGGTCGTTCGACGACCGTTCGAGCCTCGTTGACGACCGTTGTCTGGTCGTTGTCCGCGCCCTGAGCGTCGCCACC